CCTGAAAAGCATTTGCAGCTGCCTGTATCTTGCTATCGTATGCCTCACCCCACTCTTGCTTGAGTTCGTTTTGCACTTGCTGCTGATACTGCTGCTCATTGTGTTGCATTTTTGCAACACTGCCTTCCGACATTGACTTGTAATATTCCAAGATACCCGATGCTTGGTCAGGTGTCAGTCTTAGTTGGTGGGCTACGCCTTTGAAATCATTAGCGATTTCTTCTGTGACGATATTGCCGTCAGCTGTTACGTTGTAGCCGTCTGGTGTTTCTGGTCTGCCCAGTCTCCCATAGATGTTGTCCAAATCTTCATCCGTTGGATTGACTGGCAGTGGCAGCTTATCCGCACCAATCAGTCTTTGCGCATTTACATAAGACCGGGCCAAGTTACCCACGTCACGGATAGGGTTTAGGCTTGGGTGGTCACGCAGTTCCTCTGGAATCATGTTCAGAAAATCGTGACCAGACCCGCCTTGTGCTACCTCTGCTGGGGTTTCCAGCACGGTTGCCGCTGGCTGGGCTACCTGTTCGATTGCTTCTTCAGACATTACTTCTCCTCATTCATCATGTTGTGTATGTGAAGGATAACAGCACGTTTCCCTTCTTCGAAAGCTGTGGCGTTGGCATCGCCTGCCACATAGCTTGAAGCACGCCAGTTACAACGTGCCTCAAGGTCTTTCAGAACTTTCACCCCTGCATCGGAGTCGAAAGTCTGTTTATACATATCTTTTAACTGTTCGATTTCTTTCATTCGCCAACCATCCTAACGGCTTGTGCTGCTTGCGCCGTGGTGTACACATCTTCTTGTTCCATCTGGCGCTGTTGCATCATTGCCTCTTGTTCTGCGCGGGCCTTGCGTGTCTCAGCTACCTCACGGCTAGTGCGCAGTGTAGTCTTTGGAACGCCCAGCGCATCAGTGACATGCTCGACAAGCCCATCAGGGTCAAGGTGGTCGCCCACTGGAAGCGATTGTGACAATGGAAGCAGTATCTCAAGAGCCCGCATTGTGTTGTTAAGGCTGTTAGATTTTTGTGCTTTTGCCAGCGGTGATACATACTCGATGTCAATGTCACGGCCTTGCAAGATTTCTGGTGGTGTTGCCAGCATGTTTTCACGCAGCATCAGCGCAAACACACGGTCAATCATAGGACGCAGCATCTCATTCATCAGCCTGCCCAGCACAGGGCCAATCACCCTCATGCGCTCTTCTTGCCTTTGAATAACCTCCGTAGCAGTCATGCCCGGCTGTCCTGAAAACAAAATCTGGTCAACGTAAAAGGCCTGACGAATTGCAGAACGGCGCTGTTCTTCCATGTTTAGGCCGATAGGAATGTTAGCACCAGTTTGCAATGGCGTAATTGTGTCGCGGGAACCAGCCCGAAAAAAGTTTAGGCCACCCGGCTGTGTGCGGATAGGCAGCAAAAAGCCGTCATCAGGCACAAGCAATGGCGGGTCAATCATCTTTTGTGCCGCCTGAATAATTGTCTTAGACATCAGGTTAAGCATCTTAACGTCAGGCAACGCTGTCATTGCTGGTGAACGGCCCATAACCTCGCCAGTCGCCTTGAGGAAGCGCGGAACAACATATGGCAGTTCAGAAAAGCCACCCTCAGACATAATCATCTTTGTCTGCATGCAAATGTACACAGACATAAATGGCATGTTCTTGTTGTCAGCTTTAGTTACATTGCGCTCAGTGCGCGGCATAACTGCGTGCAAGATTTCGACTTCTTCGTCAGGGTTCTTTTCAATCTTTTTCTTGATGTAGTCGCTAACATTATTAATGCCAAAGCGTTCTACAGCTTGCTCCGCAGTCATTTTGTACATGCGGAACACAGTGTTCACCATGCCGAACTGGTCTTCTTGCGCGTAAAACTCAGAGATGTGGCGTGTGCTAAACCGCAAATTGCCCTTGTCCATCTCAATAAACATGCAAGACGTACCGAATACAACCAAGTCAACGTAGGTCTCATGCACCTCAGTCTCAAAGTTTGACTGATTAAAGGCCCGCATCATACGCATAGATGTGTCTTGCAGCCATTCACGCACATCGTCATCGCGGTTGATGTCTGTATCCTTGATGTCTAAATGGAACCATGGTGCCGCGCCGCTCGTCAGCATGCCATGAAGGAAAGCAGCCATTAGGTCGATAGACTGTAAAGCAGTGCCGTCATAGATAAGTTCCATGCGCTTCTCACCGCGTGAGCGCTTCTTCACAATATCAGCTTTGCGCGGCAGCATGTAATCCGCTAGTTCCTGATAGTGCGTATCCCAGTTATCGCGGCGGCTTTTAGTGTACTCGAACCGCTTTACTATGCTGACTGCTTTATCCATGACTTACCCCAATAGTGTTGGTGTTTTGGTTGTTGGCGTTGTTGTATCACCCAATGCACCAGCTACGATAGTAGAGCCACGGCCCCTACGCCGCGCTACTTCGCCTGCCATGGCTTCTTCAGCCAAAGCTTTAGCTTTCCCAATATCCGGCTCTGGTGGCGGGGGAGGTGGTGGAGGTGGTGTTGGCATTTTAGGGGTCAGAAAACTCATGGCTGTCTCCTATGGATAAGTCGCTTCTGGCGGGAACTCTGGTTCCTGAATTATTGGCAACATTCTCGCAGCTTGTTCTGGCTGCGGTGATGTAATAAAAGCTTTGTAGTTTTCAAAAGTAGACTCGGCTTGGATTTCGGACAGCCTTATCTTTTCTCTTGAGGTTGTGCCTTGTTTCTTTGCTTCGGCTTCCGCTTCGTCAGGCGTGAGGAAATCACCGCCTCTAGCGTAGTTTTGTAGCCCAAAATATCTTTTAGGAAGCCCCATGTTGCCGGGTTCATTTTTTTCTAAGTCTGTGTGTTTGTAATTGCTATCGCCAATAGTCATTTGCCCAATGCCCGCATTTAACATGTCTTTTTTCATTGGGTGGTTATCAGGAAGGCTTGTGTAAATAGCAAAATATCTGCGCATTTTAGGATGCGTAACATTGGCGTTATAGCTAAACAACAGCACAGCTTCTTGTGTTTGCTTTGGAAGCTTCGTCAAATCGACCGCCATAAGGTCATTACTTTGAGTGTTAAATTGGCGTGACCTTCTTTCAAATACAGCGCCTGCAATTTGCGACTCGATAGCCGGGTTCTGTTTAACAAACTCTAAATACTCTTTTTGGTTTGATAGCTGCGCCAGCTGTGGATAGGCTTCTGTTAACTCACGAACATTTGAGCGCGTAGTGTTGAACTCATCAAAAGTAATGTGATAAGTGCCTGTGGTGATTACATTATTTTTTTCTGACCTTTCTTTTAGTCTATCGCCACCAGCAATTTCTGCCTGTGCGGTTTTATCAAGAAGCCAAGAATATTTAGAAGCATAATCAACCATGACAATAACCTTATCTGTACAGCACGCCGCCGCCTTCCAGCAGGGTTTCACCAGCAAAACGCTTAGAACGAGTAGCCCTAGCACGTTTCTTAGTCGGCGCGAGTAATGTGTCTTGTGTAACATCTTCCACAAAAGGCTCTATTGGTGCGGCGATTAACTCTGGCTCTTGTTCAGGCTCTGGGGCCGCAAGCGGGTTAAACTCAGGACGCCCCGAATAAACCTTAGTGCCTTTTATCAATCCCGGTTCAACAATACCAGCAATACCGCCCCTCTCGTCCTTAACAATTTCTGTGCTGTAAGCAACTTTACCATCTTTAATAACAGGTTCGTCTTTAGCAATCTTTGTCAAAAGACTCATTGCAGACTTTTTGCCAGCAAGATTAAGCAAGTTCAATGCAGCTGTTCCAGCACCCGGCACTGTAATCTCTCCAGCAGGCAGCTGCCCCTCTCTGGCGCGAGTAGCTAAGTCGCCAAGAACGTCCTTGTTTAACCCCGGCCTTCCGGCAATGTTTGCTGCCGCCGTGTCTCTATCTACCCCCGGTAAGTCGCCAACAGTAGCAAGCACATCTCCGGGGCTAGGGCCACGTTCCCTCGCCAATTCGCCACTAGGCGCAGTCTTTCTAATGTCAGCTTTTATCTCTAAGCCGCCATCAGGTGTGGATGTGGGCGTGTAACGAACACCGACCTCGCGCATCTTTTCAGATGCTGGCCCACCTGTATCACCCAGCTTTGCGCCTGTCTTTGGCGCTGCGGGCTGAGCCTTTGGTGCTGATATAGCATCTGGCACTCGCGGTGCAGGTCTCGGTACCGAAGGCTTAGCCGCAACAGGTTTAGGGGTAGGCTTAAGCGTTGGCTTGGGCGCGGCTGGCTGTGCTTTAGGCGCAGCAATAACATCAGGAACCCTTGGCGCAGGCTTTGGTGCTGGCTTCGGTGCAGCCGGTTGAGGCTTCGGTGCAGCAATAACATCCGGCACTCGTGGTGCCGGCGCAGGCTTAGGCGTAGGCTTGGGCGCAGGTTTAGGTGCCGGCTTCGGTGCGGGTTTGGGCGCAGGTTTAGGCGCAGGGGTCGGCCTTGTTACTGCCACAGGAGGCTGTTTAGTTCTGCCTCTTTCTACTCCGCGATTTCTGTCGCGGCCACCGCCGCCACCGCCACCGCCGCCGCCTCCACCTGAACCCATCTTAGAACTCCTTCAATTTGTGGAAACCGACCTTGCCAGTCTCCGTCCGTAGCCAATAGCAGTCAATATAACCCATTTGAATAAAAATGTCTTTCAAAGA